GGATATACTGCGGGTCAAGCTGTAAGAATCAAGGTTCCAAGTGCATATGGTATGACAGAAATGAATGAGTTAGTAGGTAACATCACTGCGGTGAGCACTGCTAACAACACAATTACTGTAGATATCGATTCATCTGCATTCACTGCCTTTGCATTCCCAGCTACTGGAGCTGTCCCATTCACTCCAGCGCTCGTAGTGCCTATCGGTGAAACAGCAGACGGAACTTATGCAAACAACCTAGATGACGCAACAGACAACGTATCGTTTATCGGTATGGAGCTTGGTGCGGGTATCGACGGTCCTGCAGGTTCATCATCAGATGTAATCTACTGGAGAGCCGGTAAATCGTTTAGCGTAAGTAATTCATAAACACCCCCGGGGGGGAAATAAAAATTCCCCCCCTTTTATAAGGAGAGAAAAATGACAGCCCTTGCAAAACCCCTAAATACTCGCAAAATGACGCAAGATGAAATGCGTAAGAATCGGGAAAGAGATAACAAAATCGTAAAAGGCATCTTTCGTTGCTATGAGCCTCGTGGAGGATCTTTTACTTTTAGCTTTAAAAAACATAAAGGAGACCAGGTCCTAAAGTATACCCTTGTAGATGGTGAAACATATGAGATCCCTCTAATGGTAGCCCAACATCTAAACAAAAACTGCTGGTACCCTAAGCACTCTCACGTATTAGATGCTAATGGCCATCCTACAGTAGAAGTAGGACAGAAAGTGAAACGATGCAGCTTTGAGAGTTTAGAGTTTTACGCTGATGAGGAATAATGAGTACTTTAGCCAACATTCGCACGAAGGTGCGTCGACTTACGGGTCGTCCATCTCCTCAACAAATAACGGATGACCAGATTGATGAGTATGTAAATACTTTCTATCTTTATGACATGCCTGAAACTCTTCGTTTATTTTCAGAAGAGACAGTTTATGAATTTATGACTGAAGCGAATGTAGCGCAATATGATATGCGAGTGGAAACCTATTGGACGGGAGTGGAGAATATTCCGGCGGTTGATGCGTTTATAACAATTCAACCTCCCGTTTTTATAGCTGGATATCAAAGCTTTTGGTCTCAAGATAGAGAGCAGTTTTATAGAACTTATCCAGCCCTAGCGCAGATCGTTAACGAAGTAGAAGGCGATGGCACACCTGGACCGTATTCCATAACTTTTGCCAATACTCCTGTATTGCAATACAATGTAACTGTAGGAGCCATAGATGATACTGACGTGGCTATTAATTGCATTGACGTTCCTACTGACAGAACAGATGGAACTTGGGCACAAATCAATACCAACAATGCTGTTACTGGTAGTATTGATTACATTAGCGGCACGGCTTCAGTAACGTTTGCTAATAACATTCCTACTGGAAATAAAGTGACCTTTACAGCTGTGCCTTATCAACCCTCTCGTCCTCAAGCGCTTTTATATTATAACAATATTATTACACTAAGACCGGTACCTGACAAAAGTTATCTGGTACGTGTAAATGCCTATAAAAGACCCACTGCGTTGGTGGACTCGGCAGATCATCCTGAACTTAGGCAATGGTGGCAATACTTAGCATTCGGCGCTTCTTTAAAGATCTTTGAAGACTCAGGCGATCCTGAAGGCTACGCAACAATAATGGTAGGTTTTAAACAACAAGAAAGAATGGTCCTTCGCAGGACGATTAAAGAGAGAACAAACCAACGTACGGCGACGATTTTCACGGAAATGACAGCCTTCCCGTACGGAAACAACCAGAATAATTTTTAAAAAAGGAGTTCTTATCGCGTACCTACAAAACATACCACAATCAGGCGATGACCCTTCTCAAAGCCAAAGCCAGCTTTTAGGAAATTTTCAGGCCATCAACACCTTCTTTTCGGTAAACCATGTGGCTCCTAACGACGGCGATGAAGGTAAGCATAAATGGGTAAGTCTTCCAGAACAAGGAGCTGCTCCTTCTACTGCAGTAAATGAAATTGCTCTTTATTCAAAGGAAGTATCCTCTACAACACAGCTTTTTTATAGAAAGGAATCTGATGGTGCAGAGGTTCAGTTAACCGGAAATTCAACCGCTTCTACTACTGGACAAGTGTTTGTGGGGGGAATTACCATTAAATGGGGAACTTTATCCGGTGCAAGCTCTGTAGTTACTTTTTCTACTCCATTTACCTCTTCTATTTTTAATATTAGTGTAACAACGGTGGCTCCTGTAGCTTCTAATTTAAACACGTTTGGTGTGGTAAATGGAAGTGCTACAGTAAATGGTTTTACAATATTTGGATCGGGTACTCCTCCTTCTTCATTTTACTGGATGGCAATTGGTGTGTAATGGTTTTAAAAAGTTATCTTGTAGGTCCCTTAAATTCAGGTCTCGTCAATAATGTCGAGCCATGGCTTATTCCAGAAGATGCTTTTGAATTCTTAACTAATGCATATGTGTGGAGGGGAAGGTTACGAAAACGCTTTGGATCTTATGGAGTCGGCTTAGAATCTACAGCATCTAGATTGCGTATTAATGTTGGTACGACTGACGCTGTGACTGGGAACTTTTCGGTTACTATTCCTGGTTCAATATTTAAATTAGGGCAAATGTTTTCCATTGGAGACACCATATTTACTGTGAACGCTACTGGAACTCCAGCTGCTTTACTTTCTACAGGCGCAGCCACAGGAACATTTAACACTTCGACAGGCGCTTTAGTCATCACAGGGAACACTGAAAATCCATCTACCTCTGTCTTTTTTTATCCTGCGCAGCCTGTAATGGGATTACGATTAAGAGAAACTTCTAATGTAAACTATGAAGATACAATAGGATTTGACACCCAATTTGCATATTCCCGCTCTGCTGGAGCTTGGACAAGACTAGGGACGGCAACTTGGACAGGGAACAATGCTGACTTTTTTTGGTCTATTAACTATCGGGGCACAAATCCCTACGAAACTTTCTTTTATGTAGTCAATGGAGTAGCTGCGGACAATATAAAGTATTTACCTCAGGGTTCTTCAACATGGACTAATCTTAGACCCCAGCTGAACTCATCTGGTACTAATAGATTTCTAGAAACAGCTAAAATTATCGTAGGGTTCAAAGATAGAATCGTCGCCCTTAACACTATAGAAGATGAAAATGGAATTGACAGATTATATATTAACCGTGCTCGATGGTCTCAAAATGGTGACCCCACCGCTGCTTCTACATCATGGCTTGATGATACTGCTGGTAGAGGAGGTTATGTTGATCCTCCCACGCAGGAAGCAATTACCACATGCGAATTTATTAAAGACAGGCTCATTGTCTATTTTGAAAGATCTACTTGGGAACTAGTCTATACAGGTGATTCCACACTTCCTTTTAGATGGCAACAAATCAATAACGAATTAGGAGCAGAAAGCCGATTTTCTATCATTGGATTTGATAGAGGCGCAGTAGGAGTAGGTAATGTCGGGGTCCATACATGCAACGGTGTTAACGTATCGCGAATTGATCAAAAGATTCCTGATGAAGTGTTTAATATACATAACGGGAATGATGGTCCTCAGCGGGTATATGGTGTTAGGGATTATTATCGCGAGCTTGTTTATTGGACTTTTCCTGACGACACAGGTGATCCTACTTTTCCAACGAAGGTATTAGTATGGAATTATCAAAATGAATCCTGGGCGATGTTTAATGACAGCTTCACCTGTTTCGGATATTTTCAAAAAGATTCGGATCTTACGTGGGCTCAATTGGGCAAGCTTTATGGAACATGGGCACAGTGGAATGATCCGTGGGGAGGACCTCAAGGTCAATCCCAATTTCCCTTCATAGTAGCTGGGAACCAAGAAGGATTTGTATTTATAATCGACGCCGACAAATCTTCTAATTCCCAGTCACTTTATATTACGGACATGACACCGGGTACGACTACTCTCACCGTCATCAATCACAATTTGGTGGCTGGTGAGTATGTTTTGATTCAAGATGCTACGGGAATCACTTCTTTAAATGATGTAGTTGTTCAAGTAGATTTTGTGACTGATAATGATAATGTTGTGATTGATACAAGCTTTTCTGGTACCTATACTGGGGGTGGTTATCTTACACGTATTTCTAACTTCGATATTACCTCTAAGCAGTGGAATCCTGGGACTCCCATTGGACAACAGTTTCGAATGCCTTATATTGACTTTTTGTTGGACCGTACCGCTGCGGGTGAAGTCTCTCTGGATTATCTAATTGATACTACTTCGGGACAATCTATACAGGCGCAAACCTCAGCAGGTACCCTGTTAGGTTCTAATACTCTTTATACACAGGCCGAAGATAATGCCACTTATCAGCCGAATCAGGTAAGAATTTGGCATAGGTATTTTCTGCAGACCCAAGGATCCTTTATACAAATTAAAATCTACATGGATGATGAACAAATGAGAGACACTAATATTTCTCAGAGTGACTTTCAGTTAAATGCTCTTATTCTTTATGTAGAACCCCAAGGGAGAATTATCGGCTAATGAGTTCTAGTTTTACAGGAAATCCTAACAATTTACTACCTCAAACCTATATTATTCCTGAGGATCCATCTGAGAAAGATTTAAAAATAAGACAATATTTTAATGACTTAGCGACGGCGACTAATTCTAAAGATTCCGGAATATATGATGCGGTAGAAACAGTTACAGGTCAGCAATTTTTACCTGTTTTTAGCACTTCTACAGGATCTAATGCAAATTACCGGAGCGTATTAAGAAAGGTTATTGATTTTGGATTGTTGCCCAATACTTCAACTAAAACTGTTGCGCACGGTATTAGCTTTCAAAACTCTTTTTCAGCTACAAGAATTTATGGGGCAGCAACTGATCCTGGAAATACGTGGATTCCCTTACCTTATGTTTCAAACACCCTCGCAAATAACATAGAATTGTTTATAAATGCTACTAATGTTGTAATAACAACTGGGGCAAATAGAAGCAATTTTACCCGCACATATGTAATAGTAGAATATATAAAAACCACTTAGGAGTGAAACATGGCATTTATGGATTTTTTGCTAGGAAAAGGAGAAAAAACTGAGCAGTTTCAACGTTTTACTCCTACACAAAAAAATGTTTTAGATCAATTATTGCAGGAAGGAGGTTCTCAACTTCCGGATGCTTTTAGATTTTTAAGTAACATTCTTTCTCAATCTCCAGAAGCATTGAGTGCTTTTGAAGCACCAACCAGACGAGCGTTCGAAGAAAAAACTCTTCCCACGATTGCCGAAAGATTTAGCGGTATGAATGCGCAAAAAAGTTCTGCTTTTGGCCAGCAGCTTGGTAAGGCTGGTGCCCAGCTTGAAGAAGGATTAGCTGCTCAAAGAGCAGGGATGGGTCAACAGGCATTAGCTCAGTTACAAAGTTTATTAGGACAAGGACTTACTCCTCAATTTGAAAATGTATTTCGGCCTGCTACCCAAGGATTTTTGCAAACCGGATCTCAATC